CAAAGTTGTAGAGATTGATGATCGTATTGATCTCGTGAAAGAGCAACAACGAGCACTTCAACAACAGCAAGTTCAAGATATTGTCGAACCTGCAGTTCATCCTGAATTGCAGAACTGGATTAATAATAATCCTTGGTACGAATCAAATCGAGCTATGCGAGGTTGGGCAGATGCACGAGGTGTGGAACTGGCCGCAGAAGGTCTTGCTCCACGTGAAGTCCTCAGTGCTTTGTCGAAGGAAGTGAAACAACGATTCCAAGAGAAATTCACTAACCCTAACCGAGAAAAGCCGGGTGCAGTTGAAGGCGTACGTAGCCGCGCAGCGGCGAAAACCGAACCTGCATTTGAGTTGAGTGACGTCGAGAGACAGATTATGCGTCGTATTGTCGATACTGGTGTTATCACCGAAGCTGACTATATCTCGCAGTTGAAAGCAACAAAGAATTCTTAATCCCAGAGGATAATCATATGACACGCAGAAACGCATCCGCAGATAATGTAAATGAGGCAGCAAGTGCTCGGCCTGTCCGTCGTCCCGTTGGTACGTCGGCTAAACTGGTAGTCCATGGTAAAGATCCGAATTTTGAGTATCGTTTTGTTAACGATCAGCCGGGTCGAGTTGCCATGTTTAAACAAGCTGGCTGGCAACTGTGTACGAACGACGAAGTTGATACTGGTACGTTCCGCGCAGAAGAAGCTTCTGAGCTTGGTTCTCTTGCTTACTCGATTGTCGATGGAGGCACTGGTATGAAAGCTTATGTGATGAAGATCCATAAGGATGAATACGAGGAAATCCAAAAATATCTTGAACGTGAGAACACTGCTTCAGAAGAAACGCTCCGGCCGAATACTGCTGATGGCGAATATGGTTCTGTCAAAATTGATCGCTCTGGTCGAACATAATCACGTAACCACGTTAGCCACAGTGTTTATCTTATCTACATAATGGAGATTTAACAAATGGCTAACGTTAGTCGCGTTAATGGCTTCCGTCCGGTGCTCCACATCGACGGTTCGCCGTGGAATGGCCAAGTTACTCGGTATTTTGCTGCGGCGTCTGATGCCACGGCAATTTTCCAAGGTGACTTGGTAAAACTCTCTACTGCTTCGGATACGGCTGGTCAAACGGTTATTCCGGGTGTCGGTTCTATCGGTGGTACTCCGGGTGTGACGAAGTTCGTCGCCGGTACGGATTCCGCTGCAGTAGGTGTTGCAGTTGGTTTTACTATTAACCCCCTTAACCTGAACAGCCCACAATATCGTGCTGCTTCGGTGGCTTCGTATGTTCTTGTCGCCGATGCTCCTGATACGGTGTATGAAGTTCAATATACTGGTACCATCGCTGCTACGTCGTTCAACAAGAACGCCAACGTGGTGGATGCTGGTGGTTCGACGGTCACTGGTCAATCGGGTGAAACTGTGGATGGGACGACTGTTGCTACTACGGCAACGCTGCCCCTCCGTATTCATGGTGCTATTCAACGTGTGGATAATGACATTACTGCGGCTAACCCCAAAGTTCTCGTCTATATCAACAACCATCAGTTGAACGGCGGCACTGGCGCTGCTGGTGTTTAATCAATAAGGGGAATAGAAAATGGCTGGTATTATTAATAGTTCTTCCTTTGCCAAGGCCCTTTGGCCCGGTGTAAATGCATGGTATGGCAAGGAATATGATGAGTACCCGGTTGAATGGGATAAACTCTTCGAACGCTTCACGTCGCGTAAGCAATATGAAGAAGATGTTGGTATCTCGTCGTTCGGTCTGCAAGTGGTGAAACCAGAAGGTTCGCCGATCACGTACGATAGTGAACAACAAACGTTTACGACTCGTTATACTCACGTCGTTTATGCGCTTGGTTTTATCATCACGCGTGAAATCATGGAAGATGATCAGTATGACGTCGTCGGTCAACGTAAGGCCCAAGGTCTGGCTTTCTCGGTTCGCCAAACGAAGGAAGTTATTGGTGCTAACGTGTACAACCGAGCCTTCAACAGCTCGTACGTTGGTGGTGATGGTGTTTCGCTGCTTAATGCTTCGCATCCGCTGTTTGCTGGCGGCACGTTCTCGAACGTGATCTCGACGGCTGCTGACTTGTCGGAAGCTGCTCTTGAACAAGCATGTATCGATATCGCTAACTTCACGAACGATCGTGGTCTGCGTATTGCAGTTCGTCCGGAA